ATTCTTACTTATTCAATGGATTCTTCTCTTGATTCTTACAGTCTTAAACCTCTTGCGAAAAAGTATTTGGACATCGAATACCCAACTTACAAAGAAATGGTGGGAAGGGGTAAGAAAAAAGTCACGCTAGATCAGCAACCAATTGAAAGAGTAGCAGCGTACTGTGGACTAGATGTGCTTAGTACTTATAAACTCTATCAGTATTGTGTGAAACGATTGAGTCCTCAACAACTAGACTACTACACAAAGATTGAACTTCCTACCTACAGATTGTTGTCTCGCATGGAAGACAAGGGTGTGTATGTGGATGTTGACAAACTCAAAAGTCTAGATCTGGACTTGGAGTCTAAGGTAGGATATTGGGATGATGAGTGTCAAAAATATTTTGAGAAGAAAGTAAATGTTAATTCTCCTAAGCAAGTTCTAGAAGCTATTAAGAAATTGAATAAAGGAGAACATCAGTGTAAGTTATTTGGGAAGCTTAATATTAATGTTAAGGCAACAGGTGTTAAAGACCTCGCACCTTATAAAGACCAACCATTTATAGAGGAGCTATTGAACTATAGAAAGTATAAGAAGCTGAAAAGTACTTACACTGAACCATTTTTACAAGGCTCGACATTACCAAAGATTCATGCTAACTTTACTCAGTCCACATTAACTGGTAGGTTAGCTTCAAGTAAGCCAAACTTACAGAACATACCAGCACCAGATCCAGAGTGTAAAAGATTTCATGAAGACATGGGCACTAAGATTAGAGACTGTTTCACTGCACCAAGAGGACACAAATTATTAGTGTTGGACTACTCACAAATTGAATACAGACTCTTTGCCCACTACACGCAAGAGCCAACACTATTGGAGGCGTATAAAAATGGAGAAGACATCCACCAACGAACAGCAGATCTTATTGGTGTTCCAGATAATAGAAGACTTGGAAAGACAATTAACTTTGCTGCCATCTACGGCGCAGGAGCAAAAAGAATTGCAGAGACAGCTAGCATTTCTGAAGATAGAGCTGCAGAGGCTCTTAATACGTATTGGTCTAAGCTGCCAAAAGCAGCAGCGTGGGTCACACTCACAAAATATAGAGCAGCAAAATATGGATACGTTGAAACAATACTTGGACGAACTATCCCCATCAAAGGAATCAACTCACGAAACAAATTTGAACGATGGCACGCAGAAAGAGTCTCAGTTAATGCCATCATCCAAGGAAGTGCTGCCGACATTATGAAGAAAGCTATGCTTGATATCTATGATGATATTATGTTAATGGATCTTCAAGTACATGATGAATTAATGTTTGACATAGATAGTGGCTCAGATGATATGATTACGTATCAACGAATAAAATACTTGATGGAGAAAGCAGTACCTCTGTCAGTACCAGTGGAGGTTTCGGGGGGTTATGGAGAATCTTGGGCCAAAGCAAAATGATCATCAATGTTTATATGACTATGATGAAGAAAGTAGTACGCCTGCAATGACTGTGTTTAGTTGTGTGTATTGTGGTGCGCCAGAAACTGAGCAAGAGGATGCAGGGACAGGTGCATGAGACATCAATACCAAAGGATCAATGATAAGATGGTTTGTATAATTTGTGGATTTTGGTATCATGCGTAAGAAAAGAAAGAGTAAGAAGAGGATACATGGGAATGACCGTGGACTCATGATGATATGTAGAGACATAAGACATCGGTGGTTACAATACGGAGAAAATAGAAATGACTTAGATCCTAATTGTTGGTGTGGAAGATTAGGAACTGATATTGATCACATAGAACCAATGGGTAGTAGACCTCAATTGTGGGAAGAGTTAGGAACATATGCAAGAAGGATGTTTGAGAATCCTTGTCAAGCACTATGCAAAAAATGTCATAAGGAGAAAACTGATGCGGAAAGGCAAAAACGAAAAGGCTAAGATACTATTCTTTGACATAGAGACTAGCAACTTAGCAGCTTCAATGGGGTTCATTTTATCCATAGGATATAAATGGGCACATGAAAATAAGGTTCATCTCCTTCGGATAGATGAGACCAAAGAATATCAAAAACGAAAGACAGATGATGCCGGACTCCTCAAACAATTTGAGGATGTTTACAATGAAGCTGATGTAGTTGTAGCCCATTTCGGAAAGTATTTTGACATTCCGTATTTACAAACACGCAGGATTATAAAGAACAAAATCAAGATGGCTGATGTTAAGCTTATTGATACATGGGCAATATGTCGTAAACATATGAAGTTTCATAGTAATAGATTAGATGCTGTTGCTAGAGCATTAAAGTGTCCATATGTTAAAACAACCGTGGATGGAGAGAAATGGATTGATGCTATGTCGGGAGATAAGAGAGCGTTAGACTATGTAGTGACGCATAACAAAATTGATGTTTTAGTTTTAGAATGGGTGTTCAATAAAATTAGTGCTATGCTGCCTTCTCTTCCTAGATTGATTTGGGACAGACAACGATGTGGTAATTGTGGTGGTAGGATGATAAGTGATGGGCCTAGAGTGACTCAAAAGAACAGGCATGAGAGATGGAGATGTCCTAAATGTGGTAAGTGTGAGAAGGGGAGGGTACTCTAATGGAAAATAATTTACCTGATGAATCTAAATATAGCGCTAGCCCACGAATCCAGATACCTGAAATTCCATCAGATGTTACTCTTACCCCGATCCATGACAAAAGTTTTATAGTAGTGTTGAAGCGTCTTGAAGAACAAGCTAAAGCTGCAGTAAAGAGATCTGAACCTTGTGTGGATGATCAACATCAAGACGGTATTAAATTAGGGGAACTATATATGATTCAAAAAGTCATGAAGGCGTTTATTGCTCATGTCTAAGATACCTGAAAGACCTGTGTTTGAGTGGGACGAGGCAGTATCCATCCAAGAGCTAAAAACTGTATGGCTCAAACAAATGCAAGGATCTCAACGACACTTAACAATGCATGGAGCTATGGGATTGGCTCAAGCTTCTGTTCTATGTCAACAGTTGCTGGAAGATATTATTGATTGGACTAAGGAAGGGAAACCTAGCTTAGAAGAATGGGCGAAAAAGAAATGGGGGTCAGAACATGACCAGGATTAAAGACTACTTAACATTAATGTTTAGCTCTAGAAAGTTTGCTGCATTTGTAGTGTACTTTGCTGTTGCCACATTATTTGTGTGGACTCAGTGGGTAAGGATAACTCCTGATGTATATATGGCTCAGATCACGCTAGGTCTTGGTGCCTTTATGGCCAGCAATATTGGAGAGCACATAACTAATACGGTGAAAGAGTGGATAAAGAGAAAAAGAAAATAATACTGTGGGAGTTTCATCAGAAGAGTCTCCTAGAATTTTTTACTAGAGTTAAGGCTATGACTGATATGGGGATACCTGATAGTAGAGAATTGAGGTTGTCTATTTTACATGCAATGGCCCATCAAAAAGAAATAGAAAGAACCTATGTGAATGGTGAGACTAGAGAAGATATTGAATCTGAGATTAGAGCGTGGGCTAAAAGGCGTTTAAAGAGGAGGCTGAAGAATGTGTCCAGTAGGAATGAGTCATACGATACGGGAAGCAGTGTGGGAAGATTTTTTAGAAAGGCCTGGAGAATGGTTAAAGTTTATTTTATGGGAGGTTCCTAAAGATCTATTAAGTGACGGTGTCTTATCCGTCGCTATAGGAGGAAAGCGACTATGCTTAGATTTCTTGAAAAGTCTAGCACACAAATAGCCCTTGTTATTCTTAATACTGTGGTCTATGCTACCAGTACAGGAGCATTACAACACTTCGCAGTATTTGCTATTGGGTGTGGGTTCTTTTGTTTAGGTTTTAATCATGGTGGTAAGATGAAAGAGATAGATATTGAAAAGGCGTTTAAAAGTGACGACTGAAGCTTGGGTATATCTTTCTACTTTTTTCTTTACATGTTGTTATCTTCCACAGCTATATAGGACATGGAAGACTAAGAAGGTAGAGGATGTTAGTGTGTGGATGTGGGTAATTCAAGCTTTAGCTTTTACTTCTGGCAGTGTGTATGCTGTTCTTACTGCTCAAACAGGGTTATTAATAAATTACAGTTTAGGTTTATGCTGGACATGGATATGGCTTTGTTTGTTTGTGGCATACTATGATCGTAAGAAAGCGTACGTTAGAAAAATTATAAAATCTATTAAGAAGGAGTTAAACTAGTATGAAATTGCATGGGTATCCAAAAATTTTAGCGTTAGGCCATAGATATTTAGATGATCTATTTAAAGATCCTGTTTTGGTAGAAGAAAAAGTAGATGGTTCTCAGTTCTCATTTGGCAAAGATGATCAAGGTAATTTATTTTTTAGATCTAAGGGAGCAGAGTTGTTTCCTCCTATCACTGATAAGCTTTTCAAAGCTGCTGTAGAATACATAGAGTCAGTGAAAGATAAAGTGCGCCCAGGTTATGTATATCGAGGAGAAGTGTTAAGAACAGAGAAGCATAACGCCCTAGCTTATGGTAGAGTACCGAAGCATAACGTTATCATATTTGATATTGATATAGGTATAGAGAAATATATTGAGTATAGCCAAAAAAAAGATCTTGCAGAGGAGCTTGACCTAGAAGTTGTGCCAGCATTAGCAACCTATCAAACGGTTACGAATGTGGAAGACTTAAAGCAGTTGTTAAATACAGAGTCTTGTTTATCCTCTGAGTTAGTCAGACCAAAAATAGAAGGAATAGTTATTAAGAACTATAATAAGTTTGGTAAAGATGGTAAAGCTCTAATGGGTAAATGGGTTAGAGAAGAGTTTAAAGAAATGGCGAGTAAGAATTGGAAGAATACAAATCCAGGGAAACAAGATATGATTGAGACTCTGATAGATGTTTATAGAACCGAAACACGCTGGAACAAATCTATACAACATCTTAGAGAGGAAGGTAAATTACAGAATGACCCTAAAGATATAGGCATACTCCTAGCCGAGATTCAAAAAGATGTGCATACAGAATGTAGTGAAGAGATTAAAGAGAAAATATTTAAATGGGCATGGAAGAAAATAAGTAGAGGTATTACTAGAGGCTTTCCCGAACATTACAAAAAACGATTAGCAGAGGCTATGTTTGAAAAGGAGATAACAGATGGCAAAGAAAAAGAAACTACTGCCCCATAAAGTAATCACTAAACAGGGCCGTTTGTTTTTTGGGCGGCTGTTTAAGAGACTTTTTCAACATATTATTGGATACTTATTACTAATTACTATCTTGATTGCTGGGTATTTTATATTCAAATCAGGTGTGTTAGATACTGTAATTAAATATCATGGGGCACCTAAGACTGGCACTATCAGAAAAGCGGACATAGATTTCCGACAGAAGACAGCTAAGTTTTCTACCATTAATAGTAAGACAGGTGAGGTGTATAAAGTGCACGAAGTGGTAGGGGTAAGGCTAGCATCTATAGAGCAGTTTGATGATGGATCTGTTAAGGTGAGAGCACGCAATAAAGGTTTTGGCTTTGAACCAGGTTATGGCGTGTTTATAGTCAATGGACGGCCTAGAGTAGGGTTGGATATACAATGGGCCTATTGGAAGCGTTTAGGGCTATCGTCAGGGGCTGGAGTAGGTGGTAGGAAGACTAAGGAAGTGACAGATGGGACAGGAGAGGCTAAGAGATCAGATCTTCAATGGAATGTGTATCCTCTTGCCCTTAATTATAATCTGCCTTTTAGATGGACACCAAATACCAACTTGTTTCTAGGGTATCTTCTGCAGAAACAGGCCACTGCAGGAGTCACAGTAAAATGGTAGTTGATAATGTTAAAGTCTGTGCGGTATGTCATAAAGTAGGAATGAAAGAAAAAGGGTTTTTATACTTAGGAAAGATGGATGTGTGCAAGAACTGTCTTGTACATTTAATAGCGGAAGAATTGAGGAGGCAGGAAAGTGGGCAAAGAAAAAGTAAGGCTAACTGAGGTTGAACTTGCTATCATGAGGTTATTTCCTTCATACGGACAATTCAATGATGTAGAGATTGCGCATGATCTAAGACTACTGGTAGATAAATTAACTCTAAAAGAGGAGGAGAACATATGGGGAAATTCTTTGACTGGGTTGGAGTAATAATCGCTGCTACGATAGGTACTGCTCTAATGATGTGGATAGTAACATGAGAAAATTATTAAGTGTAGTTATAGTGTTGATTTTGTTATTATCAACGGTTGGATTTGCGGAAAAGCCTAAGTCAACAGCCTACCGACCCTACACACCAGAAGAGTTTGTTAGAATTTATCAAGCACAAGCGATGGAAGAAATAATCACTGTGCTCCAAAAAGTGACGTTTGCGGCGCAAATTACTGAGGCTCTTCAATGTCCCTGTTATGACATTACAGTGAGTACTAAGAATAGGGGAGTCTCCATTATTAGAATTGATAAAGGACGGTGCAAAGATGCAGATAACAGTAAACAAGAAAGGAAAGGTGACAATAAAGACAGGTAAGTTTAAGTATCAACATCACGTAACATTTGGGGATGTTCTGGTATTGGTTTTGCTTGGTTGTTGGTTTTTATTCGATGTACTAAAATATACATTTGGAGGTTGATAATGCCCTATCCAACTAAAGAAATAAGAGTAGGTCTTGATGATTTCTTTGGCCCATTTATGGAGAAGAAACTACGAATCATTAGTGTCAAAATTGCTGACGAATTGATAGCTGAGTTTCGTATAAGACTACTAGATGCAATTAAGACAGAGATTGAAAATACGCACGTTCGTAAGTTAGAAGATGATAAACAACTGAAGGTTATTGTGGAGGATAAACGTGCCTAAATGTGATTTACCCGAACATCTAAGAGAGAGACTTCATGACGATTGGATATGGCCACTAAGTTTAATACCTAGAGGGTTTAATGCTTTTGGCCATAGATGCAGTGGATGGAGATTGGCCCCTAAACTATTAATAGGATACAATGTGACACGCTGGATGAACCCAGGAGATAAAGACATTATTGATGTTAGGTGGAAGAAGGGATGGTCAGTAGGTGGGATTAATATGAAACATTATGGGCCTAGCCCTCTTCAGAAATTCTCAAAGTGGGGGTTTAGTTTAACATGGCCTCTTCATTTTGAATTTCATTGTCAATTTACCCCTCCGAGAGGGTATACCTTTGATGCCGAAGGGCCACCTTATTCCGAAAAAGTCTTACTATTTAGGATAGGGTGCCGATGGGACAGCCTGGATAAATACTATAATATTGGGCCTTATATAGGCCTAGCATGGAATTGATATGAAGAAGAGTATTGAGTGGAGTACTCCTAAGCAGATACAGAGGGAGCTAAAAGATAAACGTAGACACGCCACTCACACAGGAAGAAATAGTAGAAGGAAAAAAGGCTACACAGTAAGAATGCTCAAAGATAAGTTGAAGTCTACTGTACGTTATTACAAAAGATACTTTGGGCCTGAAGAAAGAAAAACTTGGGATAGACGTATGGAGAAAAATTCAATGCTAAACTTCTATAAAGACTGGCGCAAGGATGCAATCAAGCACATTCAGAGAGTGTCTAAACAACTAAAAGAACTAAGAAAACAATGAAAAACAAACACGTTCTAAAAATTAGAGACCCAAAGAAACTAGAGAATTGGGATTGGCCTTATTTACGTGTTAATTTTGGAGGAACCAAAGAATATGCTTGTCCTTGTGGAGTAGGTCATGGTGGGATACATGGTTGTTGTGGCTGTTGTGCCCATGAAAGTTATAAAAAGAAGGTGCTAAATGAACATTCTGAAGAAGATTGTTGAGATATTTGGACTCAAACTAAAAAAGATTGGTGCAGAACAAAAACCTTTTTATAGAGAGGTTTATACCCCTGTGCCACTACATTTACAAAATCCTCCTTCCAAATCATCACGCAACTTGGAAACAGCAGACCCAAAATTACAAACAGCATTTAGGCTTATACGAGAATATTTTAGGTTGAGTAATCCTGGCATGACATTAAAGTTAACAGAGGTGTATAGGTCAGTTAGTAAACAACAAAAACTCTATAAACAAGGAAGAACTATGCCAGGCAAGATTGTCACTAATATAGATGGGATTACAAAAAAAGGCAAGCATAACTATTGGAAATCAAAGGCAATTGATGTTATGGTAATACAATGTAGTAACAATGTAGGAACATGGGATATGAAGTATTATAGACAGTTGCTTGGTATAGCAGACAAGGTCAGTAAAGAGGTAGGATATAAAATTACTAATGGAGGGGTGTGGAAAACAATAAAGGACTATCCACATTTTGAAATAGAATGAAAAGAGAATTAGATGAAAAACTATGCAAAGATTTTCCCAATGTGTTTGTTGATCGTCACGCGGATATGAAAGAAACTTGTATGTGTTGGGGTTTTCCAGGTGACGGATGGGAAGGTATTATTAGAGGGGTGGCAGAGAAATTAGAGCCGTTGATTCAACAGTATAAAAAAGATAAGGCAATTATCCCTTGACAACACTTAATAAGTGTAGCACACTTATGGTGTAGTTAAATTGAAATTGGAGGTGTTGTAATGAGAGTAAAAATTCTAACTGACATTAAAAGACTACGAGAAGTATAGTGAATCACTCTGATAGCTGTGATTGGATTACGGGGGAATTGGGTGGATTGACTTGTAATTGTGGTTTCAATAACTACAAGGATTCTTTAGAGGAGAGCTACGGAAAAAGTTTAGAAGATGACTACAGAAAAAAAAATGGAGGAGGACATGAAAAGAGTAATGGTCCCATGCTCATATAATAGCTGTCATGAAAGAGCCTACTTCGATTTTTATCGAAAAAGTGACGTTCCAGATATTTGGACATGCGTTAGGCATCAGAATAAATCAGAAGTATTGGGTATGGATAACAAGAGAACAGAAAAAATTCTCGTTAATTATGAAATTGATGGTAAGGAAAAATGCTGGCATAATGGCAAGAATTTCACAAGCGGGTTTGTTTTTGGGGATGGATATAAAGCATTTGCAGATGATTTTCCAGTGGGGACAAAGCTAAAGATAACGGCAGAGATAGAGGTTGAAAAGTGAAATTCACAATCAGAGAATTTAAAAGCCTTTTCCCCGATGATAAGGCTTGTCTATTCTGGCTCTACAAAACACGGTATCCAAGAGGGGCGAAATGCTCCAAATGCGGACACAAGGCTTGTTTTTACCCCATCGAGAACCGCAAGGCTTACGTTTGTTCATGGTGTGGGAATCAACTAAGCCCGACGGCGGGGACGATCTTCCATAAATCACCAACACCATTAACACTGTGGTTTCATGCCATATTCTTGATGAGCCAATCCAAAAATGGGGTAGCGGCCAAAGAATTACAGCGTCATCTGGGCGTGACGTATAAGTGTGCGTGGCGGATTGCCAAGCAGATTAGACGGTTGATGTCGCAGGAAAGAGAACCGTTAAGCGGTGTTGTCGAAGCCGATGAGACTTATATCGGCGGAAAAAGGGAAGGTAAACGGGGCCGTGGGGCAAAAGGAAAAACTAGAGGAGACGGCTGGTATACTACGCTATGTGATGCCTGTCATAAAAAACCTAATAATGAACGTTGGTAAACTTTTATCATGCTTGTTGTTAGTATTTACAGTGTATGTAGAATGGCCCTTCGGGCCAAAGAAGATTTATAAAAATGTTGTGAGAGTAGAATCTTCTGTGTATCATTATAAGCTACGATTGGCTACTGGGAAGAATGTGTGGGTGCCAATCTTTTGGACAATAGTGGAGGAACAATAAGCTAGACGGCGAGCTTAGCCGTCGCTGAAGGAGCGTAGCGACTATGAACAACAGACTCTATAATTGCAAGAATCCATATCAAGGAAAATATAAGAAGGTGTTGTGTGTTTGTTCGGCAGGGTTATTAAGATCTCCTACAACAGCAGAAGTACTATCTAGAGAGCCTTATAACTTTAATACGAGGGCGTGTGGATTTGATGTGGGCCATGCTCTTATTCCATTAGACGAAGTGCTACTAGCATGGGCAGATGAGGTAGTGGTGATGGATGAATATCAAGAAGAGATGTTAAAGAAGAGAACAACTACACCTATTATCAATTTAAAGATTGGAGACAATTTTGAATTTAGAGATGCGGAGTTAATACAGAAGATTAAAGACAACTACCCTACTTAAACGTTCAGAACGTTTACCTACCACACCTACCACACCCACAGTTTGTATCCGTGTGAATCATTTTTACCCCTTTAGGCTTCTTAATATTGGAGGCATAGAAATAGAAGGTGTGTTTGCATTCAGCACAATTAAAAGACTTAATCTCATCTTTCCGTTTTGTCCCTAAGTGACCAAGACAAACAGGACAGGAGACTCTTACAGTTTCTTGATGTTTTTCTCTACGAAGGAAGTGCATAACATTGACCCATTATCCATTTTTAAGTATCCCCCCGTTTTCAATTAATGTTTGAAGTTTGATTATCAATTTTGTTTGATAGTCTACTTTATCTTCAAGTCTTTGTACATCTTCTCTTACGTTATTAAATTCGTCTCTAGAAACTGATCCTGCGTGAGGTCTATCAGTATGATCACTAAATTTTAAATTAGTGTAAGCAATTTGACCAGCTTGAGAAGCAATGCCAATAGTCAGCATTATCCCTAGTGCCCACATAACCCACTTACTATTACCATTTGTTTGTATAGCTTCCATTACTGTTGTCTCCTTTGTATCTCTTCTAAACCTGTCCCTGTAGCAATCGGTGTCCTTATTAATTGTTGAGATAATCCTCCTACTGCTGCACTGCCCCCTCTTCCTATAGCTTTAAAAAATGAGAGCCCTTTACGTAATATTTTTGCAGCTTCTAACCCTGCTTTTTCTTTATCTGCTTGTCTAAATAAAGGTGCCAACTTATCTAAAACTAAGTTAGTCCTTCTAGCCGCTTCTAAATGTATAACTAACTGCTCAGCTTGAACTACAGAAGAATCGCCATGCTCAGTTAATTTTTGAATTTTGTTTTTCAACAGCCCAATTTTTTGATTTATTAATAGCCTATATTTAATTAAGGTAGGTGCCTCTGAAGGTATTTCTCCATCTAACATAGCAATAGCTTGGTCTTCAGTCTTATCGATTATTTTAGCAGGAGTTTGTCGTCGTAGCTGTCTTAAAGTTTTATTACTAATATTAATAACCTCATCAGCCGCTTTCTGTCCTGCATCGGCAGCTACTTTGTAAGCCTGTCTCACACTCTCTTTAGACTTAAAAGCCTGAAAGATTTTAGCAGGATTTTGAAACAGGGATAGCGTGGTGCCTCCAGGGACACCATTAAGGTCATCTAAAGTGCTAGCAATTTTAGCCATACGTCCTGTAGAAGAGACAGTAGTTGATGGTGCTCCGATAATCGTTAAAGCTGTTGCAGCTATTTCTCCTACTGCCGCAGGAACTCGCTCTTGAGGTGTTGGTTGTGCTCCACCAAAGCCTACTTGTGCACCTCTTTGAATGGCTTGACCAGCCTGTTGTAGAGTTTCTCTAGGTTGTCTAGCCGCTTCTGGAGTAATCCCTTGGGTAGGACTCACACCAGCCCTTTCTAAGCCAGATACAGCCACTCCTGCCCCTCTCCCCACTTGTCTAGGTAATTGTTCTAAAGTAGACTGAATGGGATTAATTTGTTTAGCTAGCGCAGTACCTCGTTCTATGCCAGCCTTTATTGGGCCTTTCTGAGGTGCGGCCTGTTGTCCTGTATCTATCCCAGCTTGTTCTAGTTGATCTAATAGCTGTTGCTGTGATATACCGTCAGGAGCTTCAATTTGAAATGTCTCACCTTGAGCCGACTGAATTTGAAATGTAGCCATTATCGACCCCCACTTATTTTAGTAATAGTGATTGCGCCTGTCTTAACAGGTTTGTTAAGTTGAAACTTAGTAGTTCTTTTTTGTTTTTGATCTTCACTTAAAAATTCTGGTTTAACAGGAAACTCAAATATTGGTAGTAAGAGTGTACTTTCCACTTCGTCTGCATTCAATCTAAATTCTTTAGAAATTCCTTGTTTGAATGAACTAACTCTTCGTTCTAATTTACTACGAGAGTTCTTTTTAATAGCATTTATAATACTAGTTAGTTCTTTCTTATTATTAGTACTAAGTTTACCTTCTTGCCATTTAGTAAGAAGTTGATTAAACCTAGGAATCAAAGCTTGATTTCCAGAGTTGCGTGCGATATCCTTATCTGTCAACACACCCTTTTCTCCAGCTATTGTCCGAGCCACAAGGCCCTGTAAAGGCCCCGTTGCAAATCCTACATTCGTTGCTAATACTAATTCAATTTGATTAATCTGAGAAAGAGAAGCTTCTGCTGCAGATCTAACAGCATCTTTTGTATAACGATCTACACGCTTATCCACTAATTGTCGTTGTTTAATAGTCAGATCTTCAATAGCTCTAGCAGGAGAGTCTCCTTCCGGTGCTCTAGCTAGCACTCGTTCCCCTGTGATTAAATCTTCTTTAACACGTTGTCCTGTAGTAGCGTCAGTAAAAAACTGAAATCTTGAGCCTTCTGAGAAGGCTTGGCGTGTTCCTCTAGGAGCTTCTGTACCATCAGCCAATAGAAATTTACCAGTAGCAGTGTCAAATCGTCCTAGTTCTACTGTCCCATCGGGAAGTAAAAGATTGGCTTTCTGAAATGTTCTTTTTTCTCCAGGTGTCCCCACTCCAGCTAATCCTAATCCAGCTTTCTGTAAGATGGGATCATCAGAAGATACAAATTGTCCAGCTAATTTAGCTTTCCCTTTAATATCTCCTATTTGTTTTTGAAGATCTGCTTGACGCTGTTGAATACCCGTATCAATCTGTTGCTGTTGGCCCTGTATAGCTTGAGCCTTGGGGCCAAATAGGGGTCTAGCCTCTCCACGTTCAACAGGAGGTCTTACTGCTCCTTCTCTTCGTTTAATCATGTCGGTTAACAGACTAAGTTCACTTTCTAAAGGATCTATGTCTTTTTTAAACGACTGTTCAATTAATTCAGCCCTAGCTTTTCTATTCTGTCGTTTTTGTTTAATCTCTGCTATTTCAGTGGCTTGAGCAGCGATCTTAATACCAGTCTCTGCTGCTTGAGTAATAGCAGTAACAAGAGATTGCTCTCTTTCAATAGCAGCTTCTCTCTGCCGTTGTTCCTCAATAGCACGCTGTTGTACACCCTGCACTAAAGCAGCAGTGGGAAATTGTCCACCTCTAAATCTAAAATCTAAATCATCACCATTAGCCATAAGCTAAATCTCCTTATCCAGTAATAGCAGTTCTAATACTGCTAGCAGTATTAGCTGCTCCTTGCACACCTTGAATAACTCCTAGAGCTTTTTCTCCCTTACCTTTTCCTCTCTGTTGTGGCTTAGAAAGTTCGGCAATTTGACGAGCTATTTGTTCTTCTCTTTGAAAGTCGGATAGACTAAACTCTCGTTGTAAACCTGCCGATTGAAATCTACGAGAAGCTTCTTGTATATCTAATTTTTCACCTAAGTCTAATTCTCTAGCTTTAAGTCGTTCGGTGGCTAAAATATTTTGAGACTCTCGTGCTAAGCGTGCTTCTTCTTTACCAAATTGTCTCTCTAATTCAGAAGTTTGTAAAAGTCCTTGAGTTTGTAACTGTTCCGATAGAATTGGTACACCTTCAGCAAAAGCTTCTTTTCTTTGAGTAGCTAAAATTTTCTCTAATTCAGTTAATTGTCCTTCTCTTTCTTGCTGCCTTTGTAGTTGTTCTTGTTCTGCACGAAGTTCTTGACGAACACGTTCTTTTTCAATAGCAAAACGATCAGAACCAATACGGACATCAGAGGGAATAGTTTCTAATAAACGTCGTTTTTCTTCAGGACTTAAATTAGGGTCTTGTAATAAAACATCTCTAGACTGTAACTCTAGATTTTCCGGTAAACGTAATTGAACTTCAGGTGTTTCCCCAGCACCACCAGTTTGAACAAAACCAGTTTTTTTAATTTCGCTAATAAAAGGATTAACACTACTGGCGGCTTTGCCACTTTGACCAGCAATGACGCCAATGTCTCCTATAGCTTGTTCTGCAATCGGTTGACCCAGTCTTTGAAACTCAGCAACACTAATTTCTTCATTTTCAAGTTGTTTCCGAAGTTTTTTTAATACTAAAAGAGCATCTCCAATACCTTCTCTTGAACGTCCAAATTTAGTGCGAATATCCTCAGTTCCTAGATTTTCTAAGGCGGTTATTTCTGGTTCTCTTGCCATTATTTTATCTCTCCTCTAAAGTAAATTTTTCGATTTGTCCGAAAGCATTGAATTGCTTTCTAGTGAAAATCTTTTTTAAGCATAGTCGCATAATGGTGCCAGCCCTTTCCTAATAGACGAAGATATGCCCTAGCATTACGATTAGTAATGTTAATAATATGATAACACCCATTAGTCCTAGCGTGTTGTTCAAGTGTCCTCCATCCCTTCCTAATCCACTCTCCTGTTCTATACGGTTTGCTAACCCACCCTTGACTAATCCAATAAGTAAGCCTACAATCAACATCAAGAAGCATAGAAGCAATAGCATACCCATATAGCTCTCCATCCTCTCCTATAGCACCCCAAAACTCTCCTCCAAATCCTTTAGGATCAGTAGCATTATAAATTGCAGCGAGTGTTTGATTAAACAATCCAATAGCGTTTGCTGTTGTATAGCTTTTTGACTCTTTTATAAAGGTATGAACTGCTCGTTCAATAGCCCCTTTATTTAGGTGTGGGGGCAGTCTCTTTAGCAGTTGAAACTGCGGCACTCTTTTTAACACGAAGATTCTCCCTTTCTTCTTGCTCTAGTTTTTCAGCCATCCAATGAAGGGCTGAACAATATCCTTTTGTTTCTGCTTGTTTTCTATCGAACTCTATTTTTAAGTCTTTTGGTTTCATTTAATTTCCCCTTTTATAAGTAAATGAAAGTATACGTGCGGACGTATAAAATAAAAATATACGCTAAACCGTCTATTTTAAATAATTCTCCATCTGACAGTAGTTGAATCGTAATATAGAATCTCCGCAGTATCTGCGGCGATTGTTAAGTTTCCACCTGTGCCTGTAATTATCCTGTTCGCAGCATCCGAACTAACCGACTGATTAGCCAACACAAGATTGAAGGAACCAACATTAAGCACGTATAAAAAACGGTTCTTTTCCCCGTCTTTGAGTCCTGTAATTGTTCTAGAGGCATCTGTACTTAGTCGTAATACTCCTATTAATTGATTTTCTGCATTGCGTGTAGAGAAGTTATCTTCTTGTGCTGTAATTTCTGCTGGGCTATATTCTTCAGCACCTAGTCTAACATCACTACTAATACCCTCTTGAAAATTGGTATTAAGCTGTTCTGTTTTAGCCCCAGTGTTGGGATTAAATGTAAATATTCTACCCCTAACAGACACAGTAGTTCCTTATTGAGCAGCAATATTATCTAAAATTTGCTGTTCTGTAGGAGCAGAGCCAGTGTCTAACCAAGTCAGGCCAGAGTATTCATTTCCACTTAATGCCCACTCTTTATTAGGTGCTAAACTTTCTAATGCCAATCTTATTTGATCATGTGTTCCCATTGCTGCCATACTTACGCTCCTTATAATTGTGCAATTTCTACAGCGATAATGACTTGAGTTGCAGTACCAACACCCCAGCTTACACTAGAGCCTGAACTAGATTTAATACGAACATCATAAGTTGTAGCAGCAGTTGTAGCCGGTGAATCAAAATACATCATACTTGTTGGTGCGGTGATATCGGTTAAGCCTGAACCATCTAATCTAGCTAAACCATCTGCCCCAGCTAAATTAGTTCCTCCTTTAGCAATAGTAGCAAATGGTACAGTTGTAGCAGTAGCACTATTAAACATAGGACCAGCAGCATATACTAATACCTTACTGTTGTCAAATTTTGGTGTGATGGTAACGGTAGTGTTTGTGGCTACATAAGATGTTGACGTAGTTGAAAAAGCAGTGGTAGATGTCCCCTGAACAATTTGAATGACTCCAGGCATAACAAAGTCATTACCACTAGGATCTCTTGTATATAGTTTTCCACTATCTGTTGATAAACTATATAAACGAAGTGCTCCTGTAACTGCTGTAGGAGCAGCCCCTATTTCATCTAAACTAAATCCGTCCCAAGCGGTTGTTCCTTGATTGCGTGCATTGATATATGTAGAAATGGCACTATTATTGGCATCAACTTCAGCACTTTTAATTAGTGTACCGCCTACAAAATCAGCATTTGGTATTGTTAAATCAGCCATTTATGATCTCCTTATTTTACTGAGCATTAAAAACTTTTTGTGCTGTCTGTTTTCCTGTAATTGTAAAGCCATTAATTCTAAATGGTCTTCCTAGTACGCCCCATACATCTTCATCCCAGTTTGTTACATCCCATATAGCTCCAAGATCAGCAGTAGAAATATCATTATCAAAGGTTAAAGAAAAAGCATTACCTCTTCCAAAAGGTTTGACATTTCTTATGAGGTCAGTAAAATCAGCCCAATTTGCTTCATCCCAATTACTGACATCCCATGTTGCACCTTTACCTTGCAATGACACTGTGGCTGTTCGTTGTTCTAAGTTAAAGTCAAATCCATATTTAATTTGTAAGTTATTTCTAGTTTCAGTTCTAACAGATACATTAATTCTTTGAGGATGAATTGGCACTTGAAAAGAATTATTTGTTTGCCAACCCCATCTCCATTTACCTATGATAGGATCATCGTCTTCAGATTCATCAGTATAGCGATTTGCGACATCTTTTTTATAAATAATGCCGTCGTAGTGTCCAGCGTATAAAGTCTTTCTTTGCGAATCAGTAGAAACTACATTTAATTTATAACCTGTCTGATATTGCCACCAAGATTTTTTATCTAAGTCCCAAAATATTAATAGGTCATTGGTTGTACTACCAGTAGTTGATACTGCCCATCCAATGTATCTATAATCTTTACCTTGATAGAAAAATCCTTCTGCAAATTCTAATCTATCTTTGTCTACTGTATCCCAAACATCATCCATGTCAGAAGGAAAATCAATAATGACAGAACCATTAGTAGCTTTCATTCGAGCTTGTTTTGTTAAAAAATAAGCTGTGCCTTGATGGACTACCACGCAATGTGGCCCTGCAGCCCCTACACCAGGGGCTTGATCTCTAGATTTAGTAAATAATGGAAATCGTCCAAATGGGAATTGAGTGGTGATGTATTGATGAATAGAGTTCTCTTTAAAAAGTAAAACTGTATCAGTAGTTAATGGCGCAGCCGCCATTAGTTTATCCCCATCATTCTTATCTATCTCAGCCGAACCAGAACCTTCTCCTGAAAAATCGGTAATATCTGTAAGGGTAGAGTGATGAATGGTATCATCATCTAAAATAAAAACTCTGTTGTTATGAAAAAATCCTGTTTTACCGCTAGGCGCAGAAGCAGATAAGATAGCTGCCGTAGTTCCATCAAACTTAATAGGCGTGTCAAATGTATCAACAGGCCCACCAACTAATATTCCTAAGTTACCTGCAGTAAAGCCTGTCCATTTATTATCCTTTCCTGATGTAATGGTGAGACCAGAAGTAATATCATCCATTGTTCCATCTAAAGAATCAGATTTATATAATGTAGAACCAGCAATGGCTAATAAAAATTCTGACCTATCAGCTTTACGATAATAATGGAGTGCTTGTACAGGATCGCCGCTACTCATAGCGGTTGAATTAAAGATAGCATCTCCTTGTCTTAATTCAATTCCTCCACCTGGAAGACTGTGGACATTCTGTACTAGTAAAGCTTGATTAAGCTCTAAGCCTGTAGGAGGACGATTAGAAGCTTGTCCGCCTGTCAGATCAAAAACAGGTATCTCTATTCCTCTATAGCCCATTTTTAAGCCTCAGTTATTGGAAGTTGAGCACGCAATCTCGTAGAGCTAAGTAATTGAATAGCTTTATCCCATTGTAATTTCTTCAATAATTTATCGGGCATTGGATTTCTATTTTGCTCCATTGCTTCTAACAGTTCTTTCTTTACTGCTCTTACTTCATTTCTACGAGTGTCGTCTAAAAACGTATAAGCATATCTATCTAACACATCAAAAATTAAGATAGAGTGCCATGCTTCTTGAAAAATAGGACTATCAGTATCAGCCGATAAAGCAGTTATTTTAACATAATATCGTAGATCAATATTCATTCTAACATTAGGTGTCGGATGAAATACTAATCGAAATTGATTGGTTGAACCAGTCACAGGGCTTAAAGATTTAAGACCTATAATTTGATAATTGGTTGGTTCCGCTACTTCTGTAGGATCTGGAAGAAACTTATCCATAAACCTAAAGTCCATAGGTTCTAGTTTAACATCTGTTCTAGACTGTCGCATGGAGATCATCCTACCAAAGTCACTAGGAAGATCATAATAGACTTTTCTTAGAGTATAAGAAGCAGTGCCATTGGTAGTCCCTAGAAATGGATCTGCCAATGTAGCGGCGGTTGCTCCAGCAGTATGAGCACTAATGTCGTACCAGTCGTCGCTATCATCAAACTGTATTCTATAGTCTGTTGCTACAGAAGGGGTAGGAGCAGAAGAAAAAGTGATTGCTGCAGAATCTTGGGTGATAGAAACAGTGCCTGTCGTTATTTCAGTAACGGTCTGAACAATATCATTCTGAAGTCGCCAAGGCCATGTTTTAAGACCAGAGATATAGTTATAACTATCGTTAACCCATTCTTTTAAATACGTGTCAGTATCAGTATTAGATTGATCCAACCCTGCCATTTCTGCTATTCGTTGTCTTATGGATAGATAATTCATTCATCCTCCTAAAATTGTGCTTACACTACATTCATTACTTAACTAACAAATGCAGTGTAAGGCTTTTGTTAGGTAACTTATTTAGCGTGTGTTTCTACTTTCTTTGGTCTACCCCGTCTCTTGGCTAAAGTTGAGGGTGAGGCCTGTACCGCATCTTCGTTAGAAGATACAGGGGGAGAAGATACAGGTAACTGCACCCTCGGAAGCTGATTTGTTGGTTTAGGTGGTGAGCTAGGATTACCAGGCTCGACACATATAAAGTCGAACTTTGGTGAGGCAGAGCCAGGTGGTAAGTGTGCCATAATATAGCTACTTAGCTCTCTAAACCGTTGTTCCCCTTCTTGATTCTTGATATCAATCACATAGCCACCATCCCCTGTTTGACTATAACTAATACCAGGTTTTAATTCATTTGTTATTTTTCCCACAGCCCTATCACGCTTCAGATTACCAGTAGGTTCTCCGTCACGATCTAATTTTGGAACTCTTGGAAAGTTCTTCTGATAAAACAATTCTTTAGGAAGTTCATTAATGACTATTCCCATGTCATGAATGTTTCCACCGATTTGTTTTACTAATACTTCTTTTAATATACCATCAACATGTGGCATAATTTAATTCCCCCTTATTTTGTGAATGTCAAATTTACATCAGCAAATGTTACATTAGCATCGACATCAATGAATAGACCATCAGGAAAGAAAATTCCAGTCTTTCCAAAGTCTTCAGTGTGTCCGTCATTAATAGTCCCTGTCTTTTGATACCTGATTTCATCACTAACTAAAGTACCATTACGGAGCGTAAGCACTCCAGCAGTACCTCCTGACAACCAATGAACAGAGAACACTCGCACAGGTCTGCCAGCACTAACATTTGTATCTGCTGTAACTCTGCGTGTTCCTCCAATTCCTATCATGCTCATAGTGTTACCTCCTAAAGATAAATACTAGTATACGTTCTAATAACGTTGTTCTACAAGGCAATCTTAATCTTCGTCCACCACAAGTTTTACATCCACCTGCTTTAATTGAACGTTTTGTTACTGGTCTAGCACAACTATCACAACGAAAATACTTTGGTTGTACTTTTCTATAGTCCACCCATTGTGGATCTTTTTTAATTGCCATAAATCGCTCCCCCGATTTGAGAATTATTAGATATTCCCCAGTTTTCTTATGAATCCTTGGCCGACTGTTCCTACATCAGCACTTACGTTCCAGCCCAATAAGTCAGCTAGTCCGCTAATACTGGCAGTAGTAATGTCAGCTTCAACCTCAGCATCTGTGGCACCTTCTGCAACCGCAGCACCAGCTTTTAGCCAGAGATCTGAAGAAGCAACGTTACCATCAGTAGTGATGTTAGTGTTGTAACCATAGACTTGAACAAGCCCATACTCATCAGCAGCAACATCTCCGAGCGCAACTACGCCAGCAAGTCGTCCAGCATCCGCAACAGAATCTTCAACCGCCACACCTAAAGGATAGGCAGCAGACGCTGTATCAGACCATTGAACGATATCACCTTCAGTCAACGCATTTTCGGCTTTGGCCACAATGTATATGGAATCTGCTTCCGCAGACGTTGTTGGTCTATCAGTAGCTTTACTTTGCATTATAGATATCCTCCTTAATTAACTTTTCGCTAGTACGTAGAGCGTACCAGTCGCACCATCTTCTCCAGGTCTAAATGTAAAGACCTTAGAAGCTTCAGATACAGACACGCCAGCCGAAGCCTGTGTCGTTGGATCATCAGTTTGGTTAAACCACTGATCCACAATACCCTTAATCCCACTAGTGTATGTATCACCATCATCTAGGGTGGTAGCACTATAAACTAGCCGAATTAGTTTTTCACTCCCTAAACTATGAGTAGTTCTTGAATCTGGAGTTTTTTCAGCCATTTTTGTATACCTCCCTTATTCGGTAATGCTGGTAACTTTTCCAAGCATCCGACGATTTGGTGTTACTAATTCGAGAGCAACGAGTTCAAGAGCGACTTTCGCATCCTGTCCTTTGATAGTTGCTGGCTCGAAGGGCGTAACGATGAAGTCTGTGGCACTGTCGATCACCAATTCAAGAGCTTCTGAATTGAGGAAGTAAGCGACACCAGAGTTTGCTTCATTGTCAAACACTACAGGTGCAGTGCGGAACATCAAGTTATTGAAGCTACCGTTAGCAGAGTCCATTGAAGTATGACGAGCTTGAGGCTGCTGCGTCCCTTCGTATGATTCATGAACATCTGACGTGGTAAGAATCAAGTCAACTGGATTAGACGGAGTGATCTTGGACAGATCGTTGTAGAGTGTCCTGAAGTCACTGAGTCCCTGTTCAGCGAATGATCCACCAGTATTAACATCAGCTTGCCAAAAAGCATTGGAAGTTGAATTAATGTCCTGTATGGTGGAAGTTGCGTCAATTAACGTGGGCAATCCACGAATTTCTTTTGAGTTTTGTGAGGTATTAAAGAGATCTCGATTGACATCATCCTTAATACTTCGGTCAGCCTGGTTAAGTTTAGTGCGAACAACGTCAAATACCTGGGATGAACCAGCGTTTTGAACTCTAGCTTCACGTCCACTAACAACAATGGAATCACCGTACTGCTTCCATTGAGCTTGTGACGTAGTGAAACCTTGCTGTGGAGTCGTAGGGATTAAGTCAAATCCCGAATACGCTGTCACAGTGTTGTTTTTGCCAGTCATTAAATGAGTGACAATTGTACGTCCGCCTCTAACATTAACTTTGGCTTTTTGATTTAGCCAGTTCAACAACACTAAATCCTTGAAAATAGCGTCATGGATTTCTCCACGTCTATTTTCATGAGTCGTAGTAATTAGTGTGTCTACGTTGTCTGGCCCATGAGTGAATATTTTATCAGCCATTAGAGTTGATACTCCTTTTTAGTTTTCAGCCACTAAGTCTTTCCAGTGACGGAAAAACGTCGTAACTTTTATTTTTTACGCCTACGAACAGACTTTGTCTGTCCTTTCTGAGCCAACTCAAAAGCTCGTCTTATAATATCATCGTTGCCTTTGGCATCAATGTATTCTGTGTCAGGTTCGCCAGAAGAGGTAGGTGTGGCTGAAGAGGCACTCTGTTTATGTTTCAAAACAGTTTGCTGTTCTTTTCTTAGTTGTGCTACTATTCTCTGTTTTTCATCTACTGCAGCATTGTACGCATCTGCAATAGTGCCTTTACCAGTTTGTTCGATCTTTTGTAGTTGTGGTGCTAATAACCCTAGACGATGTAACTCATAAAAGTCAGGATGAGCTTGTGCGAAGGCTTCAAGTGCATTCGCTTTATCTATTTTTGTGACTCTACTATTCAGTTGATTAAACTGTTGTGAGAAGAGTCTTTCTTTCTCTGCTAACTCCGCTTTTAAACGGGCAACTTCAGGATCTACATAAGCACCAGAACTATCAAGATTAACTTGATTTTCAGTGTAGTAGGCTGATTGTTGTGTTGCAGGTATTTGGCCTGTTTTTCTCGCTTTTTTCCAGTCTAGGAACTCTCCTAATTCTGGATCATTTTCGAGTTTAGTGTATTTATCAATCTTATCTTTATCCCTAGAAATCTGTTCAGACTCTTTGGTAAGATATCGACGAACACCTAGTGCCCAATTATAAGCTTCAGGAGCCTTTTCTTCTAGTTCCTGCCAGTCTCCTTTGAACTCATAATTAACTTGCCCATCATTCTTTTTATCAGGGGCATTTGACTGCGCTCCTGTATCTTGGTTGTTTGCATCAAGTGATTGCTGATCCGAGGGTGAGGTGTTTACCGAGTCATCATTAGCATTCTCTGACGCATTCTTATTTACTTCTTCCATAATTTCCTCCCTGTGGGGCTGCTATCCGCAGTATCCCGTTATGAAAATCTGTTTATATGGGGTCTCTATAAACCCTATGCTCGTGGCATTATGGAGCGTGGATCTATAATGTTGTTAGGTCTGTCTGCTCCCATACCAGGTTTTGTTAAATCTTTTACTTTTCTATTTCCTTGACTGTCTGGACTGTTAGGCCCAGGATCAACTACTTCACTTTCTGAGAAATCTTCAGCCACTACTTCTAAAACCATTCCACCAGTGTGCATTGATTTTAATACAAAGGTAAACTTACCCGTATATGTAGCTCCAGGCACCCACGCAGGGACAAGTTGTTCAGTGTGGACAATAGATTTAGGTTTGTCCGTTATTGATTCTAAAGCTTCTAAAAATTCAGGCATGTTATTTCTCCTTATTAACTTTTGCTAAGACATAACCCAAGCCAAAAGCTAAGGCCAATAGTATAATTTCAATCACGTTATCCCCCTTATAAAATACCAGAGTCATAAAATACTCTGGATTCATTTTTTCCTTTTGCGTGTATCAAGGGGCCAAAACCAATGGCCCATTAAAAATCCTGTTAAAAATGGCACAAAAATCCACTTGTGAGATGTTGATTGTATCACCTCACTTATAGTGTCATCATCCGTATCATTACTCAGAGTCCATGCTTCTAATCCAAGTAAACCTACGATTGCGGCTAAAATCCCAACAATCGTTATAGTTTTACCTTTCATTAAATTAGGTCTTTATTTAGTTTGTAATTAACAATAACATCAACATCATTGACAGTGCCTATTGATGTATATTTAATTCTAAGATATACATTTGCAGGAATAGCACCAGCTTGAGGAGTTGTCAAGTCCATTTTAGTATTTGGCATCGCATACCAATTTGTAATCCACTCATTCAATACAGTTCCTGCTGGATAATAAATACCATCTTTATCTACAACCTGACATGTAAACTTATCTCCTACTACTGCATTATTAGTGTACAATAATCCACCATTAATTAATGAGCCTTCTGTAATTTTTAAATCAATATCTGTAGTAGCTTCTTTAGTTGCTGTTCCTTTGACTCCTTTACCTTTAAATTCTACAGCATTAGAAGAAAAAGGAGTAATTTGGACAATCTCAGTTTTACCAACTTCTTCAATTTGAGAGATTGCTTCTGGTATTAAATCAACTTTTGTTGATGCGGACTTAAAATTCGTTTCAAAATCTGTTTTATCGGTTAATTGACATTTAGTGTGGTATTGATTATTCACGTTTCCTGTTACAACAATATAAGAATCAACTACCTCAGCCAAATTTTTTTGTTCTATATAGTATAGTTGCCAAGAGTTAGCATTTTTTAAAGTTTTTAGATCTGCCCATTTTATTGAAAAACTCATTAGACGTTATCCTCAGCCCAAATAATTTGTAAAAAGCCACTATTAGAAGCATCATTAACTCTACAGCTAACTACTAAATCATCACCTGGCTCTAAAAAGAAAGGCCCAGTTTTTGCGACAGTATTAATACAAATCTCTCCTGTGATTGCTGAACCACCTGTAACCGTAGGTTGACCAAATAATTGTAAAGCATGACTATCACTAGATCCTGATTTTCTATTGCCACTAGAAGTAACAGCAGTTCCAGTAGTTGTGACAGTAGGGTTACGTCTAATGTCGACAACAATTTGATTAAGTTGAGAAGTCGTTGCAGCTATATCAAGCATTCCCGTTACTTCAAAAATAATGGCATTAATGCCACTAGCACCACCATTTCTTATTAATAACTTTTGTTCTAAACTAGTGCCACTGAAAGTCATTGCTTCTATTGCAGCGTATAATACTCCCCGTCGTAAGTAATGTTCTTTTAAAGATTCTAATTTTGATTCTGTAATTTCTTCAATAGATAAATCAGCCATTCGTATTGTCCCTTTCTTTAGCCTCAAACACTATACGTTCTTTTATCACTTGTTGAGTTTTTTCAATACTGTCTAGTTTATTATGAATATTAATTAGAACCCTCGTAAGATATTTCTCATAAGGCTCATATTGAATTTGTACATCTTTTGGTTTTTCTAGTTCTTTTACTTTTTCTTTCTTTGACATAGTTTACTTCTCCCTTGATATACTCCCAGGGGGCATGAAGCCCCCCAGGAGCTTATTTAAACTATTTATTAAACATCATTACCAACTATTGTTGAATACACATCATTGGATGAACCTTCTCGATTGGTACGAATAACTCGCACTGTTCCAGTGCTCGTCACAGGTACTTCTCTAGCAACTCCATTGAAGTCTATCACGCCAGTTCCACCAGCTTTAGGTAAGAAACCTACAGCAATAGAAACCAAAGAGGCCACAGGGCCAGTTTGAACTTCTACTTTTAACGCGCCTGAAGAAGCAAAATGCACTTGCTTCAATAAGAACGTGGTGTTAGCAACAGTATAGTCATGATTATCGGTTGCACCACCAGCAACGGCAGCAGCAGTGTCGTAATCATGAATCTCTGAAGCGGAAACACCTGTAGTAACAGGTTGAACGAATATAGGATTTGTTTCAGAATTTGCTGAACCATCCTTACTAACAGGAACAGGATTTGAAGAAGACACATCAGCATCTCCAACCTGGATATTAGCATTCGCATTAAGACTATCATGGGTGGCTTGATCCACCGTAAGTGAACCACCATTATCATCAACAGATAACAGTCCAGTAGAATCACTGGCAATTGTAACTCTAAGAGCGGTAGCTTCAACTCCACCACCAACCACAGAGAGGGTTGAATTATCAACAGTTAATGATGCACCGTTGTCAGTCACAGCAATTGATCCATCTGCAGCTACTTCTAATCTATTTGCGTCAGTTGAACCTACAACTCTTGTCAAGACCTTACGATCAAGCGTCATTCTAGGCACACCAACATCACCTTCGTCTACAGAGTCAGGCGTGGTTTCGTCAGCTAAGAACCCAACAACACCAAGAGTTCCAGTTCCTACAACAAAAGCACTGTCGTCAGCAACCACATTAGATGGGTCACTAGAACTTCCAGTATTGACATGAAGTGCTCCAGTTGAGTCTACTCTAAGAGCTACATAGTCACCATCCACAGGGGTGAGAGTTGTTAAAGCATCATCTCGTATAGCAAGAACAGCAACGCCTGTATCAGTCGCTCCACCAGCATCATCAATTGCTTTACCTAAGTTAGTAGCACCCGTACCAGGAATTACACTGAGAACATCAACATCTCCGATGTTGTTTGTTCCTGCAGGTAACGCCGTAGTTAATGTAACCTCTAACTCGCCAGCCGCCGTTACATTGACCGTGTCTGTACCGTCAGTTAACTGGGTAAAGATAGGATTTGTCGCAGCATTTGCAGCAGTTGTTGCCGATACTAAAGTCGGAAAATCATTATCAGCCATTTTTACATCCTCCTTTTAATTTGTCTCCCCAGTCAAAATTTTTATACATCAACAGACTTATCAAGTAAATCATAGCCTTGTTGTGTTTGTTTTAATAAAGTCTCTAAGTGCAGTAGCTCTCTTCGCTTTGCAGCCATTCTTGCTTCTAGTTCTTTTATTTGTGAGTCTATCCAAAGTTTTCGCATTTCCTTTGTTTCTTTAACAACAGTGTTAATAGGAACAGGAAGTTGATCGCCTCTATCCATTAGTTAGTCCTTCCGTAGATTGTTGCATTAAAATCTCTAGTTTCAGAATTGTCACTAGAATTAAATCTAATTTTTACATCTAAAATATCTGCACCAGCTAAATTCAAGGGGCCTTCAAATCTCCATTCTGTTGTATAACTTGGATTAATGCGTTTAGCGTCAATAACAGTACTATTAAGTTCGAGTGTGGCTTTTCCTGGCCCTCCTGACACGTTAATCTGACTAATACTTGCTCCTGCCGCAGGGGCAGTGTATGTCCGTAAAGTCGTTAATGTAGCATCAGAAACAGTGGTGTCTGAACCACTAGCAAGCACGCTAACAGGGCTATTACCTGCATGGGGAAGATCATCTGCCTCATTCCCTGGATGGAATGCTACGCCCATATTAATCCCTCCATTCTGAACCACTAATGACGCTAGTGCCAGAACTAGTAATGCCATAAACATTACCTTTCCAGACTCCAGCTTGTTCGTTTAGTCCATAAAATCCGTCTGGTTTTAGTCTAGCTACAAATGAACTAGGGGTTACGCCAGAGTTAAATCCGATATATACTATTTCACTACCAGTATTTTGAAGACTAAACCCCACTCTCCTAGCTTTAGGAGATAATATTTGAGTAGCAGTAACAGCAATTGTTGTATTAAAAGTTGTTTGGGGCATTAACCGTAAATTTTCCTATGGAGATATTTTTCGTTTCTAGCTCCATGATATTTTTCTGCAGAGGCTGCTGGACGTAATTTTAGTTTATCCATAATAGCCTTCTTTTCTCTTTTAGTAGAAAAAGGTATGGGTTTACCTGTCTTAGGATCGCATATATTTTCACAAGTTTGTATACCACCTTTCCCACCTAAGTAAAGATCAGGTTGACAAGTATCTCCTGCTCGTAAATCACCGCACTGATTACAAATTTCCCACCCTTCTCCTGAGTTAATTCTATAGGCGTGTTTATTACCGCAGCCAGAACAAATCATTATTTACTCCTAGATTCTTTTCGTTTGCGTTCATTAAAGGCTTGTCTATTCTGTGTTGCTTTTAATGCCGCTTCTAACTCTCTTATACGAAGTTCAATTCGTTTGAGTTGAACTTCCTCTTGTTTAATTCTAGTATTTTCTTTTCTGTCTGCTTCACGCTCTGCCGCAATTTCTATGTCAGCACCTTTCTTAGCAGCATCTAGTTGCTGAACTTCTTGCGCTTGCTGTGATTGGGCTGCTCTAAGCTGTTCTTGTGCTTGCTGTTCTTCTTCCAAGGCCATTTCTAGTTCAACCATGTCAAATTCTCTAAAGAGTCCTCTCGCTGCAGCTCCCATAAGTGGCCCACCAGGAATTGCTCCTGCGGCTGGCCCAGTCTCTATAGCAAATCTATAAATCTCTGTTTTATTTTCTCTTGTTAAAGGAACCGTAGAGCCAGGTTTAATTTGAATATCAAATTCTGAATCTAGGCCACCAAAGTCTTCTCGGTTAACAGAGAATCCATTAATTTGATTATTTCTAATAGATACTCCATTACCTTCAATATCTTGTCCTGATGGTCTCCTTAGCACTGCTTCAATTTGTTGCGGAGTTAAACGTCTAGAAACTTTAACAAAATAATCTGTATCACCAAATTCGTCTACTAAGAGGCTAAGCTTTCTAGCTGCATCAGCCATAAAATCTTCTAAAACATCTAACTGTTCTGCCCGTCTATCTTGTGAACCTTCGTCAATTTTTGCCAATTCTCTGAATGTGCGTGTAGCTACAGGTTGACTAGATCCACGTTGATTAGCAGGTTGACCATTCGTGTTATTGATATTCTGCAGTAAGAAATTACGTAACGCATAGATATCTTGTTGAACAGCAGGATAAGGCACAGTAAAGACTTTATCAGGATTTTTAGCTTCTAAAAGCACGCCAGTCTGTCCTTCTTCAAACGCAACCCGAGACTCTTCACTCAAGTTCCCAGGCTCTGTAATCATTTGCCTATTATTCTTCTTCACATGATCTAAAATTAAATGATCAACTTTCATTAACTCCAGAAGCTGTCTTTCAAAGGTATAAACATCAGGGATCCCGTAAGGTTCATCATTAATGGGATTAAAGTCTAAGAAAGAGAACGGAAAGTCTTTTAATTTCTTATAAGGCCAATCTTTCTCATGTATAAACCCTTGTGTGACCCCAGGAGCTAAAATATAAACTTTCTTGGCTTTCTTATCCCAAATCTCAAATAGCTGAACAAATTTTTGACTTCCCAGTCTCTCAATCTCAGGAGGTCGTATAAGCTTAATCCTGCGTTGTGTTTGCTGTGTGGGTGAAAATCGTCTTAAAGTCTGAGCACTAACTTTGTCTTTATGCTTAAACTCTTTTTTAGCCATAAACTCTTCTTCAGGAACCCAAAATTCATGACTAATCCATTGGCAATCAAATGGTGCATCAATAGACCTGTGATTATCAAATAATACATGTGTCCAAGGAATACGATATATAAAGAAATCATCCTTCTTAATAGTGTCAAACTGATTACCTTCAGCATCTACCATTGTTTTAAAGTCGCCAGCATACCCCACCTTTAACCAAGCGTGTGATACTAATTTCCCATCAACAATACATTTCTTTATTTCTCTCTTAACTCGTTTACGTCGCCATATGTCAGCCATTGCTAACTCTTTTAACTCTGCTTGCTGTACAGTGGCTTTTTTTAAAGGAGTAATCTCAATATGTGGATCACGCACATAAAGGGAGGAGAGTTCAGTCTTCATCCACGAAAATACGAAGTTTAATGGTGTAATTTCATCTGAAGGTAAGTTCCAAAAGCCTTTCATCTCATCAACAAAAACATCCCAACGATAGAGATCTTTATAATCGTTTTTAACTCTTTCTGCCGTATCTAACCTATCATGCCAGTTTTCGATGGTTTTTAATTTAGGTGTTTGGTTTGGGTTACCCGTTGATTTAGCCATGATTAAATTGTTGGTCTCCTCTTGATTATACCTTTAAAGATTTTTTCTTCTGCGGTATTATATTTAGGCATTCTGGATTTGAACCAGTCAACAGTAAATGGTTCATGTTTAATAATGAACTTTTTACTGTCTCCCGTCAAAATTTCTTTCCAGTACAATATCTGGTAAGCGAGTGCATCTATGATGTCGTCATGTTTTGATCGGGGGAACTGAATTAACTCAGCCTCTAAATCATCAAGTCCAATTCTATGTAATACTCTATGATTAGCGTAATACGGAATCAACCCTCTGATTCTTGCGGCTTTACTCTCCCTAGTAGAGCCTTTAACTTCATTTATAGTAAAGTACTGTCCTCTCTTTACCATCTCATCTTTTAAAATTTTGACGAGCCATAATTGAGCGTGAAATGTCTCAATTAAGACTCGCTCTGTGTAGTATGTTTTAGTAAGCCTAAAAATTTCATCTACAAGTTGATCGACACTAATTCTTTTACCTGTAGCTTCTAAAACAACAATTTGTTGCTGCTCACGTAACGGTTTTGTTACGACAATACCTGTGCGATCATTTGTCTCTTTTAAACGGATGGCTGGATCAATGGAGATAATAGCAGGTTCTCTAGCCAATTGTTTAACCATGTCTCCCGATATATTGACTGCGTGTATATAGTCTCTTTTAAATTCAATAGTGCTTTCATCAATAGGATCATTGTAAAACTGACACATGAATCTAAATACGCTATTCATGGCCCTACGCTCGGCTTCTAATGACTTAATCTTTTTTCCTTGTTTTCCTAATATTTCTGCTTCTTTATCCGTTCGGCAGAACATTTTAGGAAAAATGACTTTGTCGTTTTCAGTAGAACGTCTTATATAACAATCAAATGCCATAATATCCCCTATTATGACTAATTATTTATTTTTCCGTCGTCTAGCTCTTTCTCTCATCTGAGCTTTAATTTCAGGTGATACAATAGATTTTGCCATTGAATCAAATAGCCCAGGAGCAAATTCTTTACTTTTAGGAATTATAATCCGTCGCCCACTCGCTAATTGTCCTTCTTTTACGTCCCCTACAGTTCTAATACTGCCTCTTTTTCGTTTTGCCATAATTAATTCCTCTTAATGTTAAAAGTTAAGTCGTCTTCAAAAATTTCCCATAAATCAGCCACTATTTCTTCTAAAACCTCATCAATCGTTTCAAATTCAGGCTTAAAATTATTAATTCTTTCAATTATTAATGATTTAGCCTTATTTTTATTTTCTAAGGTCATATTGTTACGAATTTTCGCCATTTAAGCCTATCTTCGTGCTCTTTAACTAGGTGTCCATTAATAGAACCAGCCAATTCTTTAATAATCATGCCGTATAGATCATCTTCAGCCCATCTAGTTCCAATAATAATCATTTCGCCCCCTGGATCTAATAAGGGCCTAGAATTTCTATAAAAAGTAATGACCTTCTCTATTTGCTCTTTTGTGTTAATATTATTCTCATCAACCAAATCGTCATGAATAATTAAATCGTAATGACCGCCTGTTAACGCAGTTTCCAGACCTGCAGTGGACACGCTAGCTTCTTTCACAGTTGGGAGTGTTCTTTGCCCTATTGTGATTTCATCTCTCGTCCAAGTGCGCTCTGCGACTCTAAAATCTCCATAAATGGACGGTAAATCTGAATTAAAAGTCAAATAATCCGCTATTTGTCTTAAAAACTTCCTACTCATGTTCCATGTGGCGTTGGTTATTAAAATCCTTAAATCAGGATTTCTCAATAATCGTTGAATTGTGTACCCAACAGTTACCACACTGCTTTTTAAATGGCCTCTCGGCACCAAAATAAGTTTCTCAGGCCCCGAATTGTCCAGATAACGGGCTATATCATCATGCAAACCGTCCCAGGCCGTCATTTTAAGCATATCCTTACAAAGAAACTTTAAAGATCCCTCACAGCCTCGTTTTAAAGCTGCGATATGGGTTTCTTCTATTTTTGCTGCAGCAAAATCTTTAATACTTAACCCCTTTGGGTTTGATTTTGCGTGATTTTTTCTTTTTTGCCATATCTTCTCCCTGAAAACCGTTGATATACGACGAAATTTGCAAATTGCTAATGCTGGTCGTTTGACCACAAGGTACGGCACTTTGTGGTAATTTTTATACTTGACAGTAAACCATCAACTATCAACACGCTAACTTATGTTACTCTTATCTTTCCTGGTTAACTCAATACTACGAAACTGCTTCTTAGTCAGGGCCTTTTTATATACTTTACGGGCCTCTTTTATTTTTTCGGCATCTTGTTAGGTACTTTGATAAATAATACCTACCCGTCAACAGGAATCGGGTTCTATGCAACACAATGACCAAAATTCAAGGCAGAAATGTTGCAAACAGCAACAAAAATAACCTTGACAAATAAATCTTTAGCAGTTATGCAACAGAATGGCCACGATGTCGGCTACAAATAAGGTAATAATGTTGCATAAAGCAACGATTCTTCTTTTATAGAGGACAAGAGTGTTGCAAAATTCTTGTGTATACCACAACCATACAACATTACTGCCAAACTATCATTGTCACCTATAATTCCCTCTACTGTCATTGATTTGTCACAGGTCACAGTTATACTAGATTAGAACTAAAGAATAAAAGGAGCTAACACAATGACTAAAGATCAACTAAGAAAAGAAATGACCGAAGTTTTAAAACAAATTGAATGGACAACGAATTACAATGAAAAGAAAATATTATTAAATCACTACAAAATGCTAGAAAATGAATTTAACTATGGAAAAGCTTTCAATATCAATAAAGGAGATTAAAATGAGATCATTTAAAATATACACTGAAAATATAAATCAAAACTACATTCAAAATCTTCTAAATATCTCATTTGATGGTTATACTATCATTCGTACAAAAGGATTCTGGAGAGGGGCACCAGAAAACGCCATAATCATTGAAATCTTAACTAAAAATGAGACTTTAATAAAAACCCTTGCAAAACAGATAAAAACCCACAATAATCAAGAATCAGTGCTAGTTACTTCACATGACGTTGACGCTGAATTAATCTAAAGGAGATATAATACAATGTCAAAACCTAAAAACCTAAATGCTACACTTATAAGGTTTAAACCTAAGAAAATAATAAAAGTAAGACCGCAATATTATCAAGATGGTAAATGGTATTATACTAATACTGGCAAACCAGTAAAAAGGAGCAAATAAGATGATACTAGGATATTTAGGTATCGATCAAAATGGAGCGCCTTATCGCTTAAAGAAACACCCTAGAAAAGAGCTAATAAAACAAACAGGATATAAACATGCCTCTAAAATGTATTTAGATCTACCAAACGGAAAAATAGTGCACATTGGCTATAGATTAGGCCCTTTAATGATCCACATTTATGAGATACGTAAATGGAATAAAGAGAGGTAAACTAAAATGGACCACCCAAAAAAATCTAGGGTCTCGCTTCCTAGAAAACTGAGCGAACAAAGCGAGTATAAAGTAGATAAACAATCGTTAGAAAAAGCCTTAAAATTAAATGATAATGAAGTCTTAGAAGAAATCATTAACACCTTAACTGATAAGTATGAAAATCAAGTCATAGATATAATGATTGATAATCTGTTTAAAGACTAAAGGAGAAAATAAAATGACACCTACACTAGCACTACTTAGAGCGCACAATCCAAAATTCTTCAACAAATCCACTATGAAATTTTTTGGAAAACAAAAGTTTAAAATTAAAGGAGAATTTCTAGAAGTTGAATATGTAGAAAAATGTCCTCGTATCGTATATTGGCGCATTAATAAAGACTATTCTTTAACAAAGGAGAATTCCAACAATGAAACTACATCCAATTAAACAAAATGTTACAAAAATAGAATATCCAAATGGCTACGTATTATTTAGTTACAAAACTCCAGTTATTGTAACAATAAAATCCACTGGTGAAGTATTCGCCACTAATAAAAAATGGTCTCGCACCACAAGTAAACATATAAATCAATGGCTAGCAAACTTTCCCATTGACAAAGCAGATATTAAATATGTGAATCAAGAAACTATTGAACGATTATCAAACAAATAAGAAGATCCTATGAAAACACTAATAACCCTGACAGCCAGTGAGGCACATCAATACGAAAGAAAACACCTAAACATACGACTAAAACTATACATGATGCACCCAGACGGCACTGATACCTATGAAATTATATTAAAGGAGATTAAACCGTATGGAGATCTTAATACTAGAAAAGGCTTTGTCAACTATTAAAGTATTATTTACTATCAGTTGCATAGTAAACAGTTTAATCTTGCTACTTGTAATTCATGCTTGGATAACTAATAAAACTCAGGAGATAAAATAAAATGGAAACCTTAATATGGGTATTTGAAAATGGTCGATGGACTAAAACTATTAAAACTACAGAGCATTACAAATGCCCAAGCTGCACCAAAAATTATGGAGATGGTGTACCCGTCTATCATATAAAATAATTATTTAACTTCTTTTACTTCTATGGTCGTAGGCACTCCTACGACGTAGGCAAAGGCTTTATATCTATGACTTCTTTAGGAATCTCTTTAAAGACGTTTGGAAGGTCTTTATAATAACTTAGAAGCTTTTTCTTATCTACTGTATGCTCATGTTCAATCTTGTCATTATACTTCTTGCGATGAGCCTTAAGGAAGGCTATGCGATCCCTAAACCCCCCTGCCCCATGAGTCATAGCACTTTCCTTCATAACTTGTTCCATATCGTCTAATATGGCGTTTAAAGCCTCATCAAACAGCTCTTTGAAATATTTATCCCTAGCTATCTGATTATAAAAAGATTGCTTACCCACACCCACTAACTGCAATGATTTTGTAAGGTTATTGCTGCGTCTATAGTTCTCTATAAACTTAGCTTTTAAATCAGGGTTAAAAACTTCATCAGGTTTAAGCCCTTGATTTAAGACTGGCATGAGAAGTTTGGATTTATCTATAGCAACAAATTTACCAGTGTCATTTTGTCTTAACTTTGTCTCTTTTTTGTCATTCATAATTTTGTCATCTATTTGTCATATGGGACTTCGCTAGTTTGCTACGTCCCTAAAAGTCAAATACTTTTTTACACTATTTATAAAGTTTCAAGGTTGAGAAATTGGGTAAGTTTCGACTTTCTTTCTTTTCTATGTGTATATAATATAGATAAGATAAGTGGTGGTCTTTAAAAGCTGTTCCAGTGGCTACGCTCCCAATGGTAGATGGTTGTTAGCCTACTCTCAATTTTAAACCACATTTAAGGGTCATAGAATAATCTGAGATCTGAAAGTCGTCAACAGGTGCGTGTCCCATCTTTCAGCTAACAATATTTAAAATAAGTGGATAACGTCAAGTTTTACAGCTTTGGTTTGCTGGTCTCCCCAGTCAGTGCAGCTAACCACGAAAGTAGTGAGTGGAAGTGAGGCTAACAGCCGAACAACCACAAAATACATAAAAACGAGGTGAAACAAAATGGATGAACAATGTCAATATCATTTATTAAAATTAATAAACGGTGTGTGTTCTGAGTGCGAATTAGAGTGGATTTCTGAGGGACCTGATCTTCTTGAAGAGGGCGATAAATGAAATACTTTTTCACAGGCATCCTATAGTTTCCAGGTTCAGAATACATAGTACCCTTACACTTACTGCCCCATATGTAGGGGTTTGAAGGGGTATGAAATAGCACAAATTGCACAAAATATATAAGAAACTGTCAAAATATCACAGTATAAAGCATAATTTACTTGATAAAAAACCTGGAAAAAATATTATTTTGGAGGTATACTTGAGGAACAGGAGGGAATATGGACAAAATATGCAGTGATTGTGAAGAAACACCTGGTAGAATATATAATAATGCAGATATCACAAGTGGACAATGGGTAGAATGTCCTCATGAAGGACAAATTATAGATGAGGAAGAGCAATGAGTTATTGGATTTGGACAGTAGTGGGATGGGGAACATTGGTGGCGATAGTGCCATTAGCGTTGATACTGTGGGGTTTAGCTCTCACGCTAGCCATTAATTTGATAAGGGGGTAATTATGTGGCAAAATGAAAATCCATCTGAGAAGTGGGATAGAGAGCATCCTGGTTGTGACGACATCCCCTGTGAAGCCTGTCACCAAAGCCATATCGATAACTGGGATGTGTTGGACAACTATAAACAAAAGATAGAATGTTGTGTGGGGCATGTGGAGTCTGCCATAAGTGCTGGCACTATTTGTAAGAAACATATAGAATGGTTAGGGAAGCTGACAAGTGGGGAATGGTGGTGTGATCAATGTCAAGAAACAAACACCAGCTATAAAGGACACCCTAAACCCAATAATCCCAGACACCCTTAAATACTTTTCAAGTGTGTGGTAGGTTTCAACATTCAAAGGAGTCAGAAAAATGATATTCCCAGGAGCAGAATTAATCAGTGCTATAGAAGATCAAGATGATGAGCCTCAAGATGAAAGGAAACTACTTCATTTAGCGACATTATTGAATGATATGTTAAGGAATGTGCGGAATGAAATTGTAAGTCGCTATGACAAATCAAAGGAGATATATTATGCGCCAACAAGACTTCGCCAAAGAACTACAAGACAGAATAAAACGCATAGACGAGGAGTTAGACCCAAAAAAGATGCAAGCTGACAGGGACGAAAGAGACAAGCGTGTGGAAGAAGAACAGAAAAAGACAAATCAAGTGTTTGGTGAGTTGTATTCAATTCATAAGCGTCGATTAGTGAGAGATGCAGATCCCGTTAAACAACTTGATCAAAGAATCTTATGGAATCTTCCAGCTAATGAGATTGGATGGTGGATGGACAAGTTGAAAACAAAACTTATAGACGAAGAAAAAGGAATAGTGGAATATTACGAGAAAGTGCGGCAAGATGGAAAGTTTGCTGGTGTGTTAGACAATGAATATGCCGGCTCTGCCGTTGTAAAACCAGAAGGAAGCGATGACATAGTTGAAGTATTAAAAGGGGAATCTAAATATGACAGCCAGATTACCGAGCCAGATTGGAAAGGGTAGCACATTATATCAGCGTGAGCTTAATAAAATACATGACAGTTATCATGCGATGAGAAAACACGCAGAAGAACAAAATGATTTAAATAGAATTAATGATTTAGAGACTCTTAAAATTGCATTAGAAAGGGTTGATATTCAGTTAGATTCAAGATAGATGGGGTAGTTGACATACATGGTAGTTATCTGCTATACTAAGGAGAGCGTATGAAACTAATGTCTGTTAAAGAGTTAATGAATTTTTATGCTTTTGATGGAATACAGGCGCAACAGACTAAAGAAGCATTAGAAGATAATTATGCAGATGAACTCGCTATTGAGAAAATGGCGTTGTATGTTGATAAATGCGAATGTCTCAATATATTATATTCTTTTGTGCATAAACATAATGAGAGGTACCCTGGCTAATGCTATGGATTAGATATAGACATGTAACTAAAATTGCTAAAGCTACTGAAGCAGAAATAAATCCTAGTAAAAATATAAAGTACGGAGAATTTCTTGATATTAAAATTAGTAGAAGAACAAACAAGCGTTTGTTGTCTTATGCAAAAACTGCTTTCCACGAATTTTTACACGCTATTTTTATTATTTTGGATAGGTATTTTGATTATGAAGTTACGGCACAATCTGAGCATGAATTTATTGATGCTATGGAAGATGGGTTAGTAGCGTGTTGGTATTTATTAAAGGAGCGAAAAAGAAGCCATGAAAAAAATCAATGAACAACAGGCAAAAGCTCTTCTCAATAAAAAAGTTATTCCTGAATATTCTTTTCATTGGCGAGCTGTTGGTTATTTAGAAGCCATAGAGAAGGCGAAGATGTTGGAGGAAGTTCTTGGAAAACTGGCCAAGATGAAAGCCGATTATGGTTACAAGTCACCTGAACAACAAGATGAACGGATTACATCGTTGATTGTGAATGTCGGAGCATGGGCAGAAGAAGCCCTCGCCCAATGGGAGAAAGAGAAATGAATGAGTTAATAATGATAGCTTCGTTACTATGTGCCCCTTGTCAAGTAACCTCATATAGGTCAGTTCCAGAGCAAACTGATTCTACTCCTTTGATAACTTCAACTGGTAGTCATGTGCATAAAGATGGTGTGGCGGTTAGTAGAGATCTTCTAAAAAGATGGGGTGGGCCTGTGGGGTATGGAGATATGCTTTACATTGACGGCTATGGTATAAAAATTGTGAATGATTGCATGGGAGAATCTAGATGCGTGAAATGGCAGAATAAAAAATGCCTTAAAAGAAAACTAATACGAAATCATGTGGATATTTGGGTAGAAACTTACGAAGAAGAAAAGAAAATAGGGTGGAGACAGAGCAACACATGGTTAATAAGCGTAAAGAGTACCAAAGAGTTTGATACAAAAAGAACGCCGTAAGACAGAGGAAACTGCACAATCTGTGGTGGACAAAGAATAAACATAAATACACTGCACGGAGAAAGCGAACAAATAAAATTTATAGAGAGACTGCTAGAAAAGATGTTTTGACAGCTTATGGAAATTGTTGTCAATGTTGTGGAGAAAAACGAGAAGTGTTTTTAACTATTGATCATATTTTTAATGATGGCTACAAAGAAAGGGGGAGATTACCTAGGCGTGTTTGTGGAGCTGTTACGTATGTAAAATTACGAAAACTAGGGTATCCAAAAGATCGTTATCAATTATTATGTATGAACTGTAATTGGGCTAAGCGAAGAGGATTATGTCCACACCAAACTAAGTAAAGACATATGGCTGATAAAGATGGGAAAATCACAAAAAGAGTAACAGACAAACAATTAGACTCGTTAGAAGATTTCCAAGATGCGGAAATTTTGAGAGATCAAAAAGGCTCTTCTTGGATTGTTAGTGAACAGCACGCTCACAATTTAAAAGAGTCCAGTAAAGGTCATAAGCTTCAGGTAATGTCGGCAAAATCATTGATAGACAGACAGTTTAGGGGGGTGGGGTTGACAGCACAACAAAGAAAGATTATACTGCTATCTACTGAAGGATTGAACCAGTCAGATATTGCTAAATTTCTAAAGTTGCATAAATCAACCGTAAGAGAACATCTTGAGGCGGCTAAGAAGAAGCTTAAAAAACTAATACCAGAGTTCGGAGGAGAAGACTAGGATTGAAGGAAGTTCAGATCGTTATTTCATTGCTAAATGGGGTGATGATGTTAGTTTAGATGATATTATCTAAGGAGATTATTATGAATGAACAACAAACTCAACTAATTAAATCCCTAAGAGACTTTGCGAGCTATCTTGAAACAAGAGAGTTTGATACTTCTGCCGCTAATTTTAGTGGGACGGACATATTCTTGTTTTGTGATACTGGCAACTCCTTCTTGGAAAATACAAAACATATGGGGGGTTTTAAACGAAATTTTACTGATTACAGTGCGACTTTAGATAAAAAGTTCGGTAAAATTACGTTTCGCTTGCACTCTTCTAGAGAATATGTGTGTGAAAAAGTAAAGGTTGGAGTAAAGGTTATTCCAGCCGAACCAGAACGCATAATTCCAGCCAAGCCAGAGCGAGTAATCGATAAATATGAATACAAATGTCCAGAAAGTTTATTAAAAGGAGAAAATTAAAATGCCAAATACGGTGAATACAGAAGTAATTAAAGTAGAAGGAGTAAACCCTAAGCCATTTTTAAAGGGCGGAAAGACAATTAGTGCTGGAGGGTTGTTAGTTGATTCAGAAAGAAAAATATGGGTTAATGTGGCTCCAGGGCTTGATATGAAAGTGTTTCAAAAAGATGGAAGTTACGAAGTTGAGCGTGAGATCTTAGAGAATGGTAAAGCCGGTAATATTATCAAAGTTGTTGGGTTTGATGATGCTGTCACGCCTGAAGGTGTTTCTAAGACTTCTAATGGGGATCATAAAATAGTGTTAGATAGAGATACTAGAATTACACTAATGAATGTTGCAAACGTTGCTGCCACTTTGGCTAATGGAGACATTGCTAAATTTGATGCTGCGTTCGAGCATGTGGAGTTGAAGTACAGAAAGAAAGGCGTATTGTAAATTATGGGACGGCCCAAAGATTATAAAGAGGGCTATGTCTCAGTCACAACTGTTGTTGATATATTGGAAAAAGATTGGATAGTCTATTGGATTAAAAGTAAGGGCTTTGAGTTTACGGACGAATTGAAAAAGTCCACCCAAACGCTCGGTCATGGAGTTCATAAAGGGATAGAGAAGTTCCTTAAAGGCTATCCATTCAGTAAGGCATGTGAGGGTTTAGATAATCAGCAGCGTGTGATGCTGTCTAAGCTTACTGAGTGGGTAGGCCTTGAAGACTTTAAACCAATATTAATAGAAAAGCCGTTGTATAGCAAGAAATATAAGTTTGCAGGTACGCCTGATGCCATAGGAACATTCAATGGAGGCAAAACTTTGGTAGTAGTAGATTGGAAAACAGATTCTACTCCTAAACCAGGGCTGCAAACGAGAGCTAGGGAAGCTAAATACCGCTACCAAGCCGCAGGGTATAGTTTGCTGTATGCGGAAAATTACGACGTTGAGATTGGTAAGGCTGTCATTGTTCGCATAACTAAAGAACTACCTACCCCACAGTTACAGGTTATTAGACTTGATAATATCAAATCAGCACGCCATAAGTTCCTTGCGTTAAGGAGAATTTATAAAGATGTCAAAGGAAAATAATTGTAACAATCTCACATTTTACGTCCCTAAAGAGTTACAAGATACACGTAATTGGGTTGTTCACAAGAATAAAATTCCTTTACATTGTGATAGATTAAGGGCAGTTTCTGCTAGTGACAAAGAGAATTGGTTTGATTTTGAAACGGCAGTAACTGTTTATAGAAATGAAGAAGTCGATGGTGTAGGGTTTTGTTTTGAGCCGCCTTTCATTGGCGTGGATATTGATAAGTCTTTAGATTTAACAATTCCAAAAAAGCTTCAATCATACACTGAGTATTCTCCTAGTGGCAAAGGTTTACATATCTTAGGTAAGGGTTCTATACCATCAGCTTATAAAACTCAAGGGCTAGAAATTTACAACAGAGGTAGGTTCTTTACAGTCACAGGAAATGTAGTGCCAGGATTTCCTAAAGCACTGAATGATTTAACAGCAACTCTTCATTCGTATTTTGTGAACAAAAATACGCCATCTACGAATAAAGGAAATGATTGGATGTCAGAGGTTCTAGGCAATCTGCGGCCTGGAAACCTTCATGATTCAGCAGTGAAGTTAATAGGAAAGCTCCATAGAAATAGAGTTGACAAAGAAGCTATTCGTGCAATGTTATGGTCACACTTTAAATCTGCAGGATGTGAAGAAATCCATTTTGATGAATGTTTGGATAGCGTCACTAGATATAAACAACCAATGTCAGAAAAAGGGGTACAAATTTATGACGAGCCAGAAGAACACAAACCAATTGAACTCATCACACCAGAATCCCATTACAGAGAGTACCAACGAAACCTCCTTAACCCTGCATCCAGGGCAGATTCCGAACTCCCTACAGGCATTCCTTCACTTGACCGCTATACCAGTGGACTTACGAAAGGACGTATTTGGGTTGTGGGTGCAAGGACGAATACTGGAAAAACAAGTTTCAGTATTACAATCGCTGAAGCGTTACTTAAAAGAAATAGAAGAGTTCTCTTTTTCTCTACAGAAATGGACTACACCGAAATATTTGATAGATTCATCTCATTTGGGACAGAAATTCCTCTCTTTTCGTTTACAGAGAAGCGATTTAGTGAGGCAGCTAAGCGTGCTATTGCAGGACACCGTCTTTCGTTTGAATCTCAAAATTTATTCGTTTTCGATGGAGCTGAGCCAAATCTCAGAGAAGTTGATGAAGCAATATCCAGAATACGTCCAGATGTTCTCATCTTTGATCACATTCAACGTGTCGCTAATCAATCCAATCAAAGAGCACTCGAACTCGCTAGATTCGTCAAAGGAGTCAATACCCTCTGCAGAAAGTACAAAGTTGCAGGACTCTTAAACTCACAGTTAAATAGAGTTGCTGCTTCAGAACGTCCTCAATTACATCATCTAAAAGAGTGTGGGGCACTTGAAGAAGAAGCAAAATCTGTTATACTGTTATCTTGGTTAGATGAGCAAGCTGGTATTGTGATGGCAGATCTGGCTAAAAACAAAGGCCCTAAAGGGGAAGTGCAGTTGAAATTTAATAAAACATTATGCAAATTTGAGGAGGTGTAATATGAGCCATATTGTATTAAAAGAAATTCATAATGGATGGGTCATTGAAATCGGCAGTCAAGTTATAGGTTATCATTGGAATGAAGGTAGCCAACTAATAGAGGAGTTAGTAAAAAGGTTAAACTTAAAGGATAAGTTTGCTGTGATTGACCGCAAAGAATGGGCACGCCAACAGAAGAGTGTCCATGTATAAAGTCATTACTACATTTGTGAAGCATGTTTTTAGGGTAAGAAGTAGGTCTAAAAGAATCTACGTTAGTGGGCCTATGACTGGTTATCCTAAACATAACTACCCTGCTTTTGAGAAAGCGTCTAAGAAGCTTCGTAAAGCTGGCTATGATGTTATTAGTCCAGCAGAATTAGATGAAGGTAAATCTTTAAGCTGGGCTGATTGTTTGATACGAGACATCATTTATTTGTTAACATGTAGATACATAGGAACATTGGCTGGATGGACGAAGTCTAAAGGGGCTTTATTAGAAACTCATATTGGTAAGGCTTTAGGGTTTCCTACATACTCCGTAGAGCATTTTTTAAAAAATAAAAAGGATTATTTATAGTTAGGTTAGAGCCTCTTGGTTTTTCCGAGGCTGCGTAACGGGTTTGCAAGGAGAAAAAATGGGAACTAGACTTAAGGTTTTACTAAGACAATCTGAAATTCGTGAGGCCAAATTGAAACGACGGTTAGATAAAATAAAGTTTGCTATCCTACGAAACAGGGATGTGCAAGAAGAATTAACTAAAAGAATAAAGGAGGCCCAAGATGCCCACAGAGATAAAGCAAGAGTTGATTGACGAAGCACAGAGGTTAGCTAACAGAGCAGCAGAGGTACAATTTCTCCAAGCGAACTTTGGATTCTTTCTTAAGGTACAACGTCGGCCAGAAATTCAAGAGAAAATACTGGACGCTATTGTTAATATTGTGGAACCCTTATGTCCCAAGTTAGTCAAACCAACTATTGTTCTGAGTCAGGAGAAGAAATAACAAGACGGTGCGTGCCATCGTCTGAGGAGTGTAACGACTATGTATATGATATTGGTGAGAGATAAGGCTGGAAAGATTATATCGATCTTAGAAACAGCAGATCCCAATGTTGCCTTTGAACAATTCGAGAAGGTAAAGATTAAACATCATGCAGACAAAACAAAGACAGTACAGCTAGCAAAAGTCATTCAAAGTTAGGAGGTCACATGCCATGAATCCACGCACAGTAAATTTTCTTAATCGCTACCATAAGACACCGAGTTATGAAAGAAATAAACTTTCCTATTTAGCAGGTCTCTTAGATGGTGAGGGATATATTAAAGTAGAGCAATGGGGAACTGTGCGAGTAGTCATTGGTATGACAAATAAAAAAGTTATTCAGTGGTGCCATAATAATTTTGGTGGAACTTTAGATCATGAACAAACATTAAAAAGTGGAAAGAAATTTTATGTTTGGAGATTAACTAAATCTTTAGACACGTTAAAATTGTTAATTTTACTCTACCCGTTTTTAATTGTTAAAAAGAAAAAAGTTTTAGAAGCTTTAAATATTTTACAAAACCGCCTAGTAACACACAAAGATTTTTATAATTTAAAAGGATTAAAATTAAATTGAGGAGGTGCGATTATCCCTTACATTAAATCAGACGCAAGAGAAACTATATCAGATGGAGCTAGGCCTAAAACTCCTGGTGAGTTAAACTTTCTTTTCACTAGTGATATCAAACGATACCTAGATGAAAAGGGATTATCTTATCAGACTATTAATGATGTGATTGGAGCTTTAGAAGGAGCAAAGCTAGAGTTCTATCGACGTAAGGTGCAACAGTACGAAGACCACAAGATACATGTGAATGGTGACGTGTATTAATGGGCGGCTACACGATCTATGATTGTGGATGTCAAGGGTATGACGAGGATGATATGGTGGAGTGTGCTTCTTGTCGAGGAGGACAAAAATCTATGAGTAAAGATGTAAAGTTTGGTGACGATAAAATATTAAAAGAATTTGTGACTAAAGATAGTGGGAAGAGACAGGAGTTTGCATCAGGAATGAGAAGAGATGTGACTGAAGGTAAGGCTAGATATGATTTGGTTCATATGCCTATGCTTAAACGATGGGCTGATCTTATGGGACGCGGAGCAGTAAAGTATGGAGAAAACAACTGGCAGAAAGCCACCACACAAGAGGAACTAAATAGGTTTAGGGAGAGTGCCTTTAGACATTTTATTCAATGGTTTAATGGCGAAGCACCAGAAGAAGACCACGCTGCGGCGGTCTTTTTTAATATCAGTGGGGCGGAATATGTCAAGCAACGTCTTGGACGTTAAGATTAAAACGCCAGAAGATTATGGGGCGGTGCTGCATATTAATAAGCCTACTCTAGTTTATGCTGATCAAGGCCCTGTTGCTTTAGACGTAGAGACCGATGAGAAGGATAACTTTGTAGGTCTGGCACTGTCTCAAGATGG